TTTCCGTTGGTGAATGTAGCTTGAAGTGTTCCAACCGTACTAAGCGGATTTGGAGTAGCATAATTACCATACTCATCATCATCACCACCATTAGTCGGGCTGTCATTTGTGGCTGTGATTGTGCCTGTAGGAAGGAAAATGTTTCCAGCAGTTCCACTGGCAGTAATGCTTACTGTTGTCATAGAAAGTGGCGGAGTTATATCTCCATGGCTTCCCATCCACACTCGTATTGGCCCAGTGTAGGTATCCGATCCGGTGAAAACTGTTGCTCCACCAATTTTAAAGATCACAGTTCCATTTGCTTGTCTTATTAGGTTACACGTTTCTCCAGCAATTTGGCCTCTTGTGATTGTAGCAGTAGGACTGCTTCCATTTCCTGCGTTTGTGTTTGACCAATCAGAAAACTTTGTAGCATTACTTTTATGTTCAAAAATAGAAATACCTTCTACACCATCAACACCTCCAGCGGCTGCTCCAGCATTATTAACTGTAGTGTATTTTGAAAAACCAAACAGAACTTCTGCCCACTCACCAACTCCCGTAAATTCTAAATCTACAACACCTGTAAATACGGTTTTTGTAAAGATTGCTTTGTCGCCGCCTGTGCAAATAATATCATCATTCGCTAGATTAAACGAGCCTGTTGAACCATCCCAAATTGATGCGGCACTGGTTACGTCTACAGCGGTAGTTGATGCATTAGATGAGCTATCAGTACCAGCAGCCATATCAACGCCGCCTGACACCCTGTGAGAGTTATCACCAGTGTAATCAAGTCCACTTGAGTCGTTTATTTGCCAAAAACCATCATCTGTTACTTCCCCAAAATCTGTCGGGTCTGCGGCTACCCCATCAAGCAACACATGCTCTGCAATGTAAAAATCACCATAGCGACCACCAGCTAATGAGTCGGAACCTATACGGAAGTCCTTAGCTTTACCAACAACAGTAAGTGCATTTAGAGCGAGATTGTTAGTTGTAGCAAAGTCTGTAATCTCAACACCGTTGTACCACATCTTATGTCGGTCAGCGGCTGTGGATTGTGTGGTGTCCGTCCGAATAACAAGATGACCCCATGCCGCAGGGTCACGGAATAGTTGAGTTGTCAACCGTAGTGAAGTTGCCCCACCGGAAAAGTTTATATCAGAGTTATTTTGCCTCATTACAGCGACTAGGTAATCTGTGTCTCCAGTAGGTGAATTATTCCCTGCGGAAAATAAGTAGTTACCACCAACAGCCGAGGGTACTGGCTCATTGACTTTAAAGATAATGCTCATTGTCCAAGTCTTTTGATCACCAACCTTTTGTGTCCTACTCAAGTAGCCACTGCTACCATCCCAAAGCCCACTGCCTTCAATGATAAAGCCACCACCACCGACACTATTAGCGATCATCATTGGAAAAGAATGTAACATTAAGCAACTGCTCCTACATCACCGCTCACCGTCCAACTATCTGTCGCTTGCTTAACAATAGAGACAGCCTGATATTGAGTTGTCATTGCACCTGTGCCAGCACTCACACCGTTAAGCGTTACTGATGTAGCCCCTGCAATACTAGTAACACCAGCGCCAAGCATCTGAATATCAATCTGTGTTCCTACAGGGAAAGCCACTGAGCTATTCAATGGGATCGTCAAGGTGTTAGCACTAGCATTAGTCATTGTGATTAGCTTGTTGGCATCACCTAAGACGATGGTATACGCCGTACCTGTTTGAGCATTGATAGTTCGTGGGCCGACTACGCCGTGAGTTATAACTGTAGCCATTATATTATTCTCCTAACTCTGGGAAGGCGGCATCATTATTACTTGCATATGTTGCCGGGTAATCTCGTAGTGCAGTTCTGTAAGTTGTCATCGCACCTGACATTGATGGGGAGTCAGGTAATGCAGCCCAATCTGTTGCGGCTAGGGCGGCATCACGCTTTTCGCGTATGTCAGACATAAGTTTAGCTGGAGCTTTAGCTAACGCATCTGAAGCATCAATAACTGACTGAGCCTTATCATCATCTGATAAAGGAACAGCTACACCATCGACTATTTTATGTTCAGCCATACTATTTCACCTGTCCGTAAATTTTAAAATTGCCTTCTGCAATCGCGGAACTGGCAGAGTAAAAGAACCTGACTGAGTTGTTGACTTCAGCCGAAGTTCTGTAACCCTGACCCCAGCTTGCGTGTTGCGCCCCTGAGCTGTCTCTAAAGTTACACCAACTGCACGTTATATTTGAGAAACTTGCTGAGTCGCCAGTTTGGTTAAGGAAAAATTGGCCGTTTAAGAGTTCGTGCGCTGCGTTACCCTGACCGGAACCGCTGGCAGAATAAGGCTGTAGCGTTGTTTCACTACCCCCGCCAAATGACCCGGTTGGCCCCCCAGCCTCTACAATTTTTACATTGTGATAATCGTAATGACCCGACCCTGACTTAAAACTACTTCCGCCATCAACTGAATATCGCATCAATAATGTCTCGCCCCCGCCTTCAGTCGCGGGGCGGCACTCAGTGACAATCACCATAAACATCTGGTAAGTCGAATTATCTAACGTAAAGTCTACCGCTGCTGATGATGATGCTGTTGTTTCCGTTATTAACGTCCAACAACCGGAACTAGCAGCATCTTCAAACGCTGGTTGAGCGCCAGCACCTGCCGACGTTAATACTTGACCATCATTTCCGGGCGCAACTAAAACAGGATTTTGGCTCGCGTCAAAACTTATAATAGACCCATCGACTGCCGGGGCTATTTTTGCAAGGGTGACTGCGTCGTCTGCTATCTTAGCCGTTGTGACAGAAGTAGCAGCTAACTGCGTTGTACCTACAGTACCATCAGCAGGAGTGCCAACACCTAATGTTGAGCCGTAAGTAACTTCAACTTCTTCTGTCCCAACTGGGATAGCTGCATCAAAGGTAATTGTCCGTGTACCAGCCGTGTAGGTATATGTTGACTTGTGCTGGTGGACACCATCAAAGAAAACTTGGATATTCTGCTCAGAACCCGCGTTCGTTGTGATTACTAAGGTGGTTGTCGTACCAGCCGTGTAGTCAGTAGACGTTTCAAAGTTGTCTGTGCTAAAGTTTACAGCCGCAACACCTAAAGAAGCCCATGCGATTGCTGTACTACCTAACGTACCACCGGGGTCAACGGTACACATCCAGCTAGTATCTTGATATGCAGAGCCTTGAGAAACGACAACAGTGGCTCCTACGTGTTCATCCCAAGTATCTAATGGTGCGGCCCTCGCCCAAGCACCTGACGCAGTGACATATATGCCGTTCTCCGCCGCCGCACTTTGGTTCATCACCAAGATACGTGAAGTAGATGTTAGGATGCCATCAATCGTCTGCTCACCTGTTAAGGAGAGGTTAGCTGTTGAGCGGTTTACAACTGGCTCTTTCCAGAAGATACCAGCAGCCGCAGCACTAGCTGTTGCCGCACTTGACGAGGCGGCTGACGCAGACCCAGATGCCGCCGTTGCAAAGCTTGATGCTTTAGCTGAATAGTGCAGGGCTGAGAATGTCCCTGCCCCTGCAACAGTATCGTCTTCTGGATTAGAAGCCCACTCTTTTGCAGCGCCTTTGCTTGTAGTGTCCGTAATCCCCGTTCCACCAATCGCCCAAGCCTTTGAACTATGGTCACTACCCGATGCAGCACCGTCAACTTTAACAGCATACGCTACTGCCGTAGCAGCAGAGGCTGATGCTTCATCTGCTTTGGTAGAAGCAGTAACCGCACTTGCAGCAGCCGCAGTCGCAGCCGTACCGGGGTCTTCAGCTTCTTCTAATGCAGTCAGGCCAGCGTTCCAACGGAATGTTTTTAGAGCAACAGGTGTAGGTAAAGTAAGGTCTACATCCGTAGTATCACCCTCAGATAATTTTATAGACCGTGTTACTTCAGTGTTAATCTGTTGCGCAGCCATTGTTAAATTATCAAACTGCTGCTCAACAAGTTCAGATGGGAAGGGGTCATTTTCTACAAGGTCTAGCCCTTGTGTAAGAGGAACCTGACGAATAATTACTAAAGTTTCGCCAGACGCAGGAGCTGTAGACATTGTAACAGTTCCGCCAGAAGCTACACCCGCACCTGTAACGCTATAGTGTGTTGTAATTGTTTTAACTGTTTCAACACCTGTACTGTCTACAACTAAAATTACAGTCAGATCAGTATTAGAGTAAAACAAATAGCTAAAGGCAAACGCAGTCGTGCTACCATTACCTGAGTAAGAGGCCCGATTTACTGTTGAACTTAGGGTCATTTCGCAAATTCCTTACGTTTGATGAATATTATCATATAATAGCACATTATTCTAGCACCTTGTTGTCTATGACATAGCTAGAAAATCCTAGCATTTCAAAAATGCCCTTAGTTAGATCGTCCTTGTCTCCGCCAAGACCTTCTCCCACATGAACAATCCCACGAATCATGCCAATTAATGTCTTTACTGGTACGCCTGTTAGGTCGCCTGTTGCTCTAGTCATTTTATCAACAGCTTTGCTTCCTTCTACAAACTCTTCCCAAGTTATGCCGTCTTTTTCAAATTCTTCTAAAGCCTCAAAGAACGTCTGAACAAACGCTAATGGATGGCGGGATTCTACATCAAAGAATTGTCCATCTTCTGAGAAAAACTTTCTGTATGCAGCATCAATAAGATCACCAAATATAAACATACCGTTTAGTGTACCTAATAATGATGCACGTAACTGATCTTCATTATCCCAATTAAAACCATTTGCTACAAATTGAATAGTCATAGGTATAACGGCGTGTAAGACAAGGATGCGTTTGGCAAATTCTTTCTTAGTTATTCTGCCTGCACTCTTGTCTAAAATAGCATTGTACTCTGCGCGTGTAAGGGCATTAGCTGATGACATAAATTGTGTTACTAAACGTGTAAAACTGTTGCTTCTTTGCAGAGCAGATAGTTGGTCTATATCGCTAGACTGTTGAGTACGAACAGTTAAATTTTCCATAGATTGAATAGCTTCAGCGGTTGTGGCTCCACCCTTTTTCATAGCAAAATAATGAGCATACCCGCCAATTGCGATAGCGCCTTTATCTCCAAGCCTAATAGGTAACATCATTATTTGTGCTAGTTTTGGATTCCTACCCATAACATTAATCCAACTCTTATCAGATAAAAGAGCTTGGTAATCTTGATCTATGTTACTGCCGCGCTCTCTGAACAACTCACTCTGATTTAGAACTTCCAGTGCAGCCCGTGGGTTTTTGGCGAATGAAGCAATGCCAGCAGTAAAATCTTTAATTTTTACATCTTGCGAATATGCAGAAAACGAAGCTAACTGCTTAAGACCAATTTGAGGTTTTGCCCCTAATTGAGCAAATGTAAAGTTACGGAACAATGTGGTAAAGAATTTTTCCCCAATAATAGAGTTTTGAACTCCACGTTTTGAGAAATGCTCTAAATCAGCTTGAATTGTTTTAAGCATTTGTGGGCCATACAAGGAACTTATGCCAGTTTGAACTTCAGTAGAACCCATAATTGCGTCAATCTCTTGAACCTTTTCACTGTACGCAATAAAATATTCCATCTCACTAATATGAGAATGCAAAGCCCCTAGATCACCCATAGTTTTAATAGGTCGAATGTTTGGCTGTCTACTTTTAAGACTTCCCGGTGCTACACCACCACGATATAAAATGCCTTTCATAAACTCGTCAACTGTCTCAGCGCCAGATACACGTTTAATTGGGCTGTAAAATTCTACCTTTGGCAAAGAGAATCCGTACACACGTTCGTATGTAGCGTTAATCCTTTGGTAATACTCTTCGTAAAACTCAAGTTGAGCATCAACAAGACGGTGGTCAAGCTCAGTCATTTCATTGTTTAATGCTTGGACAATCTCTTCTGTGTAAGCGTTTCCCTTTTTATCCATCATACTTTGTTTAAGCTGCGGGTCTTTAAGCTCCATAACACGTTTACGAAGTTCAGCTCTTGTCTTTACATCTAACAGTTCGTGCTTTCCGTTAGAGTGGGTAAACGAACCTAACTCTACTAATGTAGTTTCATCAGCAGAAAGTTGTTTCCATAAAGCTCTTTCAGATGTGGTGTTCATAGCATTTAAAAACAACTCAGTAATTCTTTTAACAGAACTCTGTTTGCCTCTATCAAATGCTCTGCTTTCTTTAAACAGGGATAGACTATTAATCATCTTATCCACTTTAAGTTTATCAGAAGACCGCATAATTCTACTAAGTTTGTTCCACCATGCCCCGCTCATTCCTAAGAATGTGTTTACTTCAATAGCCGTACCTAGTTCTCGGCGTTTTCTTTGAGCGTCAGTCTCATTACGAGGTGGCCCCATAAGAGTAAGTATCTCTTTAATTTGTGATTTAACATACGTTTGCTTTGCTAAAATGTCTCCCCCGCGAATAGTCTTTCCTGTATCCATAAGCAAAGTAACGGCTTCAAGGATGCGCTCTACACCTCTAAGGTTTACGCTACTAGGGTCAGCTTTCAGCATTAGTATTGTGTTCTCTAATGCTTGTGTTGGTGTAGGGATTTCTTGTGTGCCGTTGCCAGCTCTAGTTTCAATGGATTCTAATGCAGACTCTTTAGTTTTCCGCATAGCTCTTCGTGCAACATCTAAAATAGATTGTATTTCTGGGCCAAACTTGCCTTTACGATTCTTAACAGAAGTTGTATTTAAAACTTTTCCTAGTTTCTTAACAGCTTTCTTCTTTCTATGAGCGGTAACTATTTCATTTATCTTAGCTTGAAATCTTGGTATTCCTCGCTCTAGTTGGGCTAAGGTCTGTACGTTTTTAATCGCAGTCAGAAACTTACCACGCAATTCAATAGGAAGGTCAGATTTATTAATAATGTCAATGATGGCTGTTTGAGCAGCTTTAACATCTTTACGTCCAACAACAAGAGCGCTTCTAAATGCTCTGTTCATAGTGCGTTCTTTAGATTCAGCAACCCTTCGCTCGGCTTTAAGAAGATCAGCGCCTTTTAATTCAATATCTTTATCTGTTGCGTTAAGCTCTGCTTTGCGTTTTCCTATAGGAGTTTCTGATAATAAAAGATTTGCGCGTTCTTCATCAAGAACTTCTCGTTTCTTTAATACAGTGTCTATACGATTATTGATGTTTTTAACAGGAAGCCCAGCGGCCTCACGCGCCGTTACTAACTCAAGGGCGGAATCAATCTTTTCGTCTATAGATTTAATGTCAGAGTCTAATTTCTTAATACGCCCTCTAGCTACCTTTCGGAGTGCTTTAGATTCAGCGGTGTCAGTTTCTTTATCTATCTTAGACATCTGGTTCTGATAGAAATCTGTGCGCCTGTTACTCTCTGCTACAATAAGCTCTGCGTCTTCTGCTTTTAAAGTGCCACGATCGGTTATTTCTACGCCGGCATCTTGTAATTCTTCAACCTGTTTAGCGTCAAGAGTATCAATTTCATATTCAGTCATGTTTTCTGATATAGGAGATGACTTAATATTTTCAGATACAGCATCAACAGTTTCCGTACTGGCAACCTTAATTTTGTCTTGCTTACCATTAGGAATGGGAGCAGGAGCTTTTCCATTAGCAATGTCAACAGCAAGCCTTGGAGCAGAAAACCCCATAGCAATTAATGGAGTTGCCTTAAGAGCTTCTACCGTAGCATGACCTACACGATCTAAAGCATCATTAGCTGAAATTCTTGGTATATCTAAATCAGATGTCATTTTAGCAATTTCGCCAGCAGCAATTTGAACGCTCTCTTGTGCGCCTTCTGTTACTGTTTCTGAAGCTATAACAAGAGCAATGTTAAATGCAAATTTCTTTAGCGCACCGGCTGTTTTAGGTAGCTTTAGTGTTTTCCCTAATTTGTCAGCGGCTTGGCCTAAAACTTTCTTGCTGCCGGGGACTAACCTAAATAACAAAGCCATAGGCATAGCTTCAAGACCCGCAGATATAGCACCGCCTGCTACAGCGGTTATTCGTGCTGCCATAGGGTCGATTTTGTTTCCTTTAGCATCTTTAAAATTTGATACCTCACGATACAAATTGCCGGTTTCCATAACAAAAGCCTGTTCCATTAAACCAGAAAGTGCGCCAGCTCCAGCACCAGCAAAGAATCCGGGAACAGCTCCTACTCCTGCAAATACTAAACCTGTAGTACCGCCTGCTATTGAACCTTGCATAGCACGTTCTGCTGATTTACCAGCAATGTCTAAAAGTATAGGTACTTGCTCTGAAGTTGCGCGAAACATTTCTTCAATTATGCCATCAGTTTTAATATCACCAGTAGAACTCTTTTCAAGTCTTTCTATTTGAGAAGTAATTTCTGGTGTTACATTGCCCATAAATGTTTCAAAGTATAATTTACTAAGATCAGTTTTAATGTCACCCTTTGCAAATCCTCTAGAGGATATTTCAGCTATCCTGTCTAAAGAACCTGTAGGCATTTCTACAACTTCGTCTGTTGATTCAACGTACAATGTTTCGTTTGGCATACCGACAGGCTGTGCTGACATAGGGTCAAATACAGGTTTAGGCGGTTGCGGTGCTGGGGTTGTGTTGTTTACGTCAAACGCCATTATGCAGACCTTGGTCTAATTTTAGCTATTCCTGCTCGGCTATCTTCGTGTTTTGGTCTTTTAAAAGAGAATATAACCCGATCACCATTCATGTACATAATTGTTCCATCACTTAATTGCTGTACTGTTGTAATAGCATTGTTAGCATTTGTGTTAGCTTGGTTATACATTTTAGCTCTGCGGTTAGCTATGCCTATCATAGTTTTCCCGCTAACGATTGCTGTGTCTAATGTGTTTCGTAAGATTACATCGACATCTCCTTCAGCTACACCCTTGCGTAAATTCCTAAACGAAAGAACTTTATTAGCTCCTACGTTGTAAGCCATATCTAAAATAGCAGCTTGAACTCTACTTCCAAGTTTATCAAACCCTTCTAAACCATCGTGCAATGTTACGCTATCGTCACGAACTGCTTGTATGCGAGCCTGTTTGTCGCTTAATGGTCTTCCTACACGGGCCTCAATTTCCCTATGGCGTGCTTCTGTTATTCCGCCTTCGCCTGTAGGTATTCCAGTAACCAGATCTCCAGTACCTTCTGATTCTACAAGACCAGAAGTAACCATATCTATAGCATCTTCAGATGGAGAAGCATTTAGATTTGCGCCAAATACATTTTCTTTAAAGTTTGTGTCTGTTAATTGTGTTTCATTTGAAGTGTCATCTTGAACTTCTAAATTTGGGCCTTCAAGTTTTGGTTCCTTTGGCTCCTTTGGTTCAAGTGTTGCAGTAAACTTTTTGTCAACAGTATCAGTGTCAGTAAGTTTAGTTCCTTCTTCGCCTTCAATGTCTAAATTAGGGCCGGGAAGTTCAGTGTCTTTAAATGAATCCCCAAGATACTTTCTTGCTTCATCATTAGTCATCTCAACGCCTGTGCGAGTTCCATCAGCGGCAGTAGTTATCCATCCCCATGTATTATTTTTAGAGTCGTATGCCATCTCTCTGTTCCCAATTTTGCGAGTGGCTTTAAGATCTCTTTGCCCCGGAGCTGTTCTTTTTACTGCTCCGTTTTTAGTTATTACAGCATTGGGTACGTCTTTAGTGTGGCGCAGTGAAGGAATGTCTTCTTTGGCTACATTAGCAATAGCTTCGTTAGATAACCTAACAGCCATTTGGTTCTTTGTTTCTCCATCTAAAGGTTTAGCGTTTTGCATAAGTGTTGTAAATTCGCGTGCGTGACGAACTTTAACATCTGTAGAAATAGAATTAGTTTCGGCATTGTCATTTATATTTGAAATACCATCATCGTATGGTTCAGACATACCTATAAGTCTTGAAAACCCATTAGAACCAGAACTCTCTATTATATTTTGGGCTGTCTTTTCAGCATTACCCATCATAGCTCCAACTCTTGATAAAGGAACGTAACCTTGTGCAATTTGTTCAGATAAATATGTTTGAAACTTTAAGACTTCATCAAGTCCTTGTTCAGTTTTCCATTTACCACTTTTCTTTGCTATAGTTAAAGCTGTGTATCTAGCAAATATTTCACCTTCAACTTTTATCTTTTCTTCTGTAGTACGAACAGGTGTTTGTAATCTAATAAGGTTTTGTTTTAGTTTGTCCACTACAGAACGTGGAACACCTAATGCGTGATAGGCTTCTATGTCTTGTGGAGTTGTGTTTTCGTCTTCAAGGGCTTCAAATAATTTTGGAAACGCTGCTGCTGTATTTGCCAGCTTTTGATTCTGTTGTTTAGTTTGTAAGCCAACAATACCGGCAGTTAAATCATCTTGAAGCTTTTGTTTCTCTTCTGCTGGAAGAAAGTCTGCTTCTCCAGCTTTCATTGCGGCTAACCCCTGTACGGGATTTGCTAACAAGCCATTAGCGTAACTTGTACGAAATGCGGGTAATGCAGACGTATGGATATCGGCTTGCCCACCTTCTCCAATAGTAGTGTCTTGCAAAGATACTTTTAATTGGGCAGAAGCCTGATCGTAAGTAATATCGCCTCTGTATAAATTATTAGCTATGCCGGCCTGTATTTTTCCAATATCGTGTATGTCAGATTTAACATTGTGTTTTGCTTGGAACGCCATAGCTCCACGCATTTTATGAACTCTGTTGCCAGACATTTGAGCAGCCAAAGCATTTTGCTGTTTGCCATTAAGCCCTTCCATAAATTTAGCAGTAGTCTCATCAAAAGCTTTCTTAGAATTGTCATAAAACCCAATGTCGCCTAGTTTGGCTGATTTTTCCCTAGTTTCTTGTTCTTGGTCAAACTGTAACGACATATCCGCATAAGCAGCTCTTGCACTTGTAATATCACGTTTGTCTTGGCGTTCTTGTAAAACATTACCAACACTTGAGACAGTTTTACCGAATCCAGCCAATCCATTTGCAAGACCGCCTCCTTGAGTTGCAGCAGTAGCTGTTGCTGTTTGAGGTATAAACCGTACACCGCCTGATGGCTTAACGCGTATACTTGCCATTATGTCCAAATCCCTGATGTGTTATATGGTTTAGCTGGCCCAGAAGCTGGACTATATCCGTCAAAAGCTACGGCTCCAGCCGATAGAAGACCAGAAGCTGCACCAAATCTACTTTCTGTTACGGCTGATTTTCCACCAGCTATTTGCAGTTGTGCTTGGTTCTGGTAATTACTAGCTTGTACATCTCCTTCATGTATCGTCGTTAGCAACGCCAGTTCGTCTTCCATAACCTGATCTTCTAATAAATCAAGAGAAAGATTGCTTCCGCCTTGAGCGCGCATAGATCCTTGACGGCGTAAAGCATTTCTGCGTTCACGATCTACATTTTCTTTAGCTGTAGCTCTAGCTGATACGGCGTTGTTTTGAGATACTTGTGCGTTAAACTTAGCTGCTGAGTTAGCTGCTTGGCCTTGTTTAATAGCACCAATAGCGCTTACGCCAGCGCCCATAACGCCCATAATAATTGCGGGTTCTAAGCCTGTCATAATATTCTCGCGTACAGGCTACAGGCGCGTCCATCTGGGGCGTACGCTTCCATTCGCTCTGCTTCCATTTTAAAACCTAACATCTTGGCCCACCTATGAGCTTCTGGAAAATCTACATCTACTGTCATTTCAATACGTTGAGTATAGCATGAATCAATAAATCTTTTAACTGCTCTGTGAACACCCACAAATTGCGATGGCCCTATGTTAGATAGAAACGCCCAAGCTATTGCCCTGCCTTGCCATTGAGGAATAATACCCGCAGACGCTAATGGGACATCATTTTCCATAGCAGTATAAGATGGATGCGATTCTAACGCTAGTCCTTGCTCTGGTGATACCCAATTACTTAAATACATCTGTGCGTCCTGTAGTTTTAATCTTTCTAAATGCAAAGCCTCAAATGGGACTACAATCATTATCTATCCTGTGTAGACATTTGAGGCATAACAGCTTCAAGTGTCATTGGTAATGGTTGGTCTTGTCGAACATATACGTGTTCATCGGAACTATATTCTCCATCCCACTCTAATTCAATATCTCCAGTATATAAAGGAACAGCAGTATCCATAGGATCGCCGCCTGCCCTAAAATGCATATGGTCTAATAGAGTGTTTGTCGGGCCTGCTAACCCACCTAAAGTTTGAAAGAACCTTAATATAACACGATGGATGCGAACCAGCTTACCCTGCGCTGTTCCGTCTTTAGCTCCTGAATCGGGTCTAAGCGTTTCTGCATCGGAGGTATAAGCCAGTCCTACATGAGCTTTTGACGTTTTCTGGTTTAATGTAACAGATCCAGAAGAAACTACTTTGTCAGGATGTGTTGCGCCTTCAGACAATATGGAAACAGTTTGGCCTTCTAGGTGGGATAGCCCCGTTAATGTGATGGTTCTTTCTCTAACTTCTCCGCCAGAAATGTATGTGTTGAATGCGGTAGAGTTAATAGCTCGGTGTATATCCCCTCCAGAAGTATAAGAGCTATAGCCTGTACTATTAATGCCAGTAAGCTCAAATGTATTAGCAGTCACGTTTGATGCAGTAAAGCCAAGTCCATTTAACTCAGTCATTCCTACAACATTGTAAATAGCAATTTCTTCTGAGTTAGATAATCCGTGTGCAACTGCTGTAATTACAACAGGATTAGCTTGTGTAGCCGCTGTAATTGTAACACCAAGTTTAATTTTACTAACTAACTCAAATGTTGTTGCTGCTTTATTTGCTATTAAGTAAGCCTTTTTATTAATGTCTGTCATCCCAACTACATCAACAAACCGAACTTCATCTCCATTTGAGAATCCATGTGTAGCTGTAGTGGCAACAGCAGGGTTTGCGTTTGTAACTCCTGTTACAACAATAGGCGAGTCTAAAGTTAATCCACTATCTACAAAGAAAGCGTCCTCTGGGTCATTTTCTGCATCCCAAAATGCTTTCATATACTCAATGTACCGAACTGTTGCACCGTTTACCCAGCGATTAACTACAATATATAGCTCATCAGCAGTTCCTAAAGAATTAGGTATAACAGCGACACTTTCTACTTTAGCTTTAATTGTATTGCCAGCATCGCTCCATCCACCAACTACGTGACGATGCCAACCGACAATGCTTTGATCTCGTTCATAAGTTAACCCAATTAATGTGCCATCAGTTAAACAACACCATAGGATACTTTGCGGTTCCGCTTGGTACGCCATATCGACAATACCTGTTCGTGTTATATGTTCAGCTACAATCGTAGTATCTGGTGCGCGAAACCCGTCATCTTCAAACACATATGCTAGTTCTCTTACTTTACGTCCAGCTCTTTGAACAAACAACACAGCTCGTCCTGCGCGTATAGCTGGAATATTATCGCTTCCAAAAGCAGAAGATCGTTTAGATTGGATATTGCCCGGAGTTAAAATACCACCAGCATCAGAAGGCCGTGTAACCCACTCTCCGCCTGTAGTTCCTGTAACTAACCCTTTCTCATCATCCTGCATCCATTGGATGGCGTTTACTTGATCTGAAGATAGGGTTGATGTAATAGCGTTGTCATCTACAACTGTTCCATCTGGTTCCGTAGGCGCCATATTTTCAAAGTCTGCTGTACGACTTCCATCCATACGTTGAGGATAATCTTTACCTCCACCAAACATTAATCTGTCTTGGTGAAACGTAACTTCAGCAGGGAATCCCGTTGTCTCTGACCATAGACCTAATCTCCAATTTACTGTAGCAGTAGTAGCTGAAGCATCTGGGCCATCAATCGTAGCCGTTACGTGTGTTGTGTCAGTACGCGCTGTTATTGTTAAATATGTAAAATTTCCAGCGGCATCTTTCCAACGTATTAATCTTCCAATATCTGTAGTCTGGAATCCAGTATTGCTATTAATTCCTGTAACCGCAGAAGCAGTAACCGTAACTGAACCTGTTGTGGCTGATAATGAAAGCGTAGTCGTACTTGCATTAGTGTTTAAATATGGGCCATCTAGAAACGTAATATCTGTGATTGTCCAAGCAGTATCGGATGTACGCTCAATTTTACGTGGTGGGTATGATTTGTGCGTTATGTATAGTACATCAGCAGATTGTGTGTACTTTAGCTGAAACAAATCCGCCTCTAGATAAGTAGTAGTTAATTCAACAGGTGATCCACCACTTTCTATTTGTCCATTGTCTTTAATGAACCTCATGTACAAATCACCGGTTTCGATGATGTACGCTTGTTCAGTAGAAAATTCAAAAGGAATAACCCGTGTAGACTTAGAAGAAGTTTTTACAGCTACTATGTGAGGAGTTCCGGGACGGCGTTCTATTGGCCCTTGTATTAAGGGAGTAAAATTTAAACAAGTTTGTAGACCTGTCTTATATTTATCAAGGTCAGGTCGTCCATACAACAAAGGTGACAACTCGCCACCATTAAAATTTCCTTGGATTGGTGATACTTTTGCCATTATAAACGAGCTACCACCCATTCGTCAGCCGGGGCTTCTTGTGGGGGGCGTTCATACGCGTTAATCTTTTTAGCTTCTTTTACAGCGTTTGTGTAACGAGCTTCCGCGTTTGATTTCTTAGTATTGGATTGAGTAACCTTTTCTGCAATATCCATAGCGATACGAGAAATAAGCAACTCCGTAAATGAATCGTCAAAATCATTAGGATCAGTAATCTTCTTAAGGTATACAATCTGTAATGGAGCGCCATCATCAGTTAATATTTTACGACCCTCAATCTGCCAATCAATATTAGGATCAATACCGCCAAGAACTACAGCGTTATTAGCTACATTCCTAGCAGGAAGTAATCTAACGTAATCAGATGGAAGTGTGTATTGAGAAGCGTAGCCAAACACCGGAGATGCGCTATCAGCAGCTAATGACACCCTAGAACGGGCAAAACTCCACGGATGAGAACGAAGTTCACTATCTCTAGCGTGTTCGTATACACGGTTACATTCACGCCCTGCCGTAGTGTCTTCTGACAGGCTTGCTATAGAACGCGCACCCAATCTTTGCAGAGCTAAATTGCAGATATCAACTACATCAGCCATTGGGGTTCCTTTAGCCTAGAAAGAAAGTGGGGATGCCCGAGGACACCCCCATAGTTTAGTTAGTCAACAACGTACAACATTGTCAACTCAATAGTTCCGGTAGCAGCAGCGCCAGCAGTTACAACCGTGACGGGGATACCGTCAGAGTCTGCATCGACAACACTGTTTCGACCTAGTGCTGATGTAGCAGCAACGCCAACTGTAGCAATTGAAGTTGATGCAGCCGCAGCTTTGTATTCATCAACGTCAAGAGCAACAACTGTACCAGCAGCGTTCTTATAAGCCGCATGGCCTACAGAAGCTGTAGTAGAACCGCCAAGAGCGTCATGTGTTAATTCTCCAGAAAGGATACGCGCACCATTTGGAAGGTTAAACATTTCAATTGGGCCAACAGCAAGCGATGAAGCTTCAGCTAGTGCATAAGCAACACGCACACGACCAGCCATTTCATTGGGCTTAATTCGCGTAGTTGGCGTATCTTGGTTCCACTTGGTTTTCTGGACACTATATGTAGTAGCCATAATTTAAGCCTCCGAACAAGTGATTGCGACAACTTTCTTTTCTTCAACACGGGTAGCACCAAAGGTAGCCTTTAGATAAACCTGTGTAGAATAAGATTTGTCGTCTCGCTCGGTAATACGAGCATTGATATCATTCCAGATACCGAGGTGAAGTCCAGACTTAGCCCAGCAAACTGCTGTACGGTCTGTACCAGATAGTGCTAAACGCTGGCTATCAAGGAAATTAAATCCCATGAATGAGCGAATACGTCCATCAACCAAAACTGGCTTGTTTGTAAAATCCAAGCTAACTGCTTGAGTTTGACCTAACAAGTCATCGTGCTGTTGAGCGCCAATAGCACAATATAGTTCTTCGTTGTCTACATCGACTTCTGCGGCAATTAACAACTGCATGGCTTCACGAAGCTTGGCAATAGTTAATCCACCAGCGGTAGTAGCAGCCGTTTGTCCAGCAGGGAATGCTGTAGAAACAGTGCCGTCTTCGCCAGTTTTAGAAGTTCCTGTAGCAGCCGAAATGATAACATCATCCATAGCCCGACCTAAAGCCATTGCGCCGTTAATAGCGTATGGTGAGGTTGGATCAGCGATAATGCGTAGTTTGTCTTGATCGTCAATCAAATCAGCCCATTCGTAATCGCTAGGATAAACCCAACGCTTATCATGAGGTGTTTCGATTAATGGTGTGTCAGAATGACGAGTTGTTTTGAGTTGAGCGTTTACAGCACCAATTTGGTTAACTGCTGCGCCAGATTTTCCGTTATAGCTATCTTCCATAACTGTTGAACGGAATTTTGAACCCTTTTGTTGTAAAAGATGCTCGACTGTAGATTTGTAGTCAATTACTGACCAATCTAGGATTTCATTAGACATGATTAAAATGCCTTCCTTCTATAAGTTAAAATATAGCTTGGAAGGCTTATCCGCAATACGGGGCCAAAACTAATAAGGCTGGTTGCCGGCCCAAAGGTTATCAGCGGTAGCCTGTTCGTACACCTAATGGTGCGCTTATGGTAATAATGTCACAATAGTTGCTTAAATGCAACAGCTTTGTAAATTTATAGATTCTTTAACAAAGCGTTTAAATCGTTTTGAAAATTCTTAACTTTTTCAGCAAACGCAATTTCTCGTTCCCTTAACACCTCTACGTCAACTTCTAACCCTTCTTCAAACCTCTTAGCGCGAATTTCACGATAAGCAACTGCCTCATTTAAACGGTTTGCTTGGTTTTGGGCTTCTATAGCAGATTGCATAATGCTATTTTCTTCAGAGTCATTAGTTAACTTTTTAAGATTTAATGTTGTGCTTCTGGCTATCATTAACTTTACCTTTAAAGTTATCTACGGGCTTTATGGGGGCGGCGTTGTTTTTCGATACGTTTGTCCAAAGTTTCCTTCGTCGGGTCAGTCGTTGCTTCTGGTGGTGTTTTGAAGATTTCGACATTTGTCCCCGCGCTAATAAACTCTGCGTATTCTTCTGCAAGCTGCATAATATTACCACCATTGGTTCCAGCTTGCACAGCTAATTTAAGTGCTTCTAGCCTTATTTGCTTCATGCTGGAATACCAGATGCCTGACGAGCAAGTGAAGCTTTCTTGGCTACAGCATCGCTATGACGAATATGGCCTTTGTTTAACCAAGCCTCCATAAACTCTTTATCTTCAGTTAACGCACGTAATTCTACTTGAGCTTGATCTGGAGTCATAATGCCGTTATCTACAATACCACCAGCATCTACTGTATCGTCGCCTAGCTTAGAACCAAGACCGTGAACAAATTTAATGGCTTCATCAGTTCCTAGTGTTTTAGCTAGCCCTGCCATTTGGTCTTCGGTAACACCTAACTGTTCGGCGTACCTATCTGTTAAAGCAAGATTTTGTTCGTAAGCTGCGCCCCAATCTCTTTTTAAAGCGTTTTGAGCATCCTGTGCAGACTGAGCAATTTCGTTAGCATTAATTTCTACAACAGAAGAATTGTAGTTACTATCTGCTTCTGCTAGTCCAGTAAATTGTTTATCCGTAATTCCTAGTGAGTGTGCAACTTCGCGTAACCCATGTAAACGAGCTGTATCAGCACCTTCTTCTAATTTAAAGCTATAGCCGTCTTGTGCTTCTGGTCGTCCAAGTCGATTGTAAAACGCATCTGTTTGTTCTGTTGGAGCGTCAAACCCCGGTATAACCACAGTGCTTTCGTGATTTGTGTTCATCTTCTCAAGGTGACTGTAGCTTTTGACTACGCCTTCAAACCCTGCTTTGTCAAACCCCTTAGTTTCAGCATATGCTCTTAGCTCGCTGTCTTGGAAGTTATCAAGAATAGATGGAGCTGCTACTGGAGCCGCTTCTACTGGTGCTGTCTCTGTTGGGGTTGTGGCTTCAGCCGCCCCTGTTTCTTCACTCATGTTTTATTCTCCTTTAGGATTAAAATGATTCCATAGCTCTTGTTCTGTCATATTCATATGGCGTGCTATGCGTAGCCACACTTCTCTTCTTCCTTGCAGAATGCCTTCCACTCTGGGATCGGCATTAAATGTACTGTTATGCGCTCTACAAAACTTAGCCAAATCTCCAAGGACGCGTTCTCCTTGTACACCTGAAAACACTTGTCTGTAGTCTTGCGCTCTAGTTCTTAAAAAGTCTGTTATCGCGTCGATCATTGAAGGGCTTTCATAACTCCAGCCGCAGCGGGTGCGGCCTCAATCATTTGTTGTTGTTGTTGTTGTTGCGATCTGTTCTTACGTAACATCTCAACTTGTTCAGCGCCATTCATCCAACTTTCTGGAACAGCATTAATTTCTGCCATAGCCCGATAGATTTCATCTGTATTAAATTGATCTAGCACACTGAGGTCTTGTGTTGTGTTTGCGTAGGCAATTGCACCTTCTAGTGTCCTAAGCCAACCAGCAGCTTCTTCAGATCGTTGTGAACGACTTAACGGACTATCATATTCAACATCATACTCACCAGCAGCCTCTATTAAGATATCTGGCAT